CAAGCGACCGCTCCACCGACGATTGCTGCAACGCTCCCGACGATGGTGGTTTCGAATAGGTTCATTACTTGTTCGGCTCGCCCTTTGTTTTATCCAAGGCCATCCAACCAACTGACAACAAGGTCAATACGGAACCGATAATTTCGGTGAGAGTGGCTGCATCAATGATGCCTTTGGCGACGAGTGTACCACCGATGAAGGTGAGAAGGTGGCGAAGTAAAGCGATGACTGCTGATTTCATAAAAGGGAGTTTTGGGGTTTCGGGTGTTTCGGGGTTGCGTTTGCGAAAGAGTTTCATAAAGATTTGTGTTGGTGGTAGTCCTCGGTGTACTGCTCGTCCCATCCGAGAAAGGAGTGAACACCGCAGGGTTCGGGCCAAGTTTCGTACTGGGTAGCCTCTTCGGGAGCGTCGCCTTCCCAAAGAATGTCATAGCAGATAAAGCCATCCAAGACCCCAAGGGAAACCGCAGCGGTCGTGCCTGTGCATAGAGCCAGCACCTTGTCAGCGTCGCTCTGCTTGGGGAATGCGTACTTGCGGAACGTAGCCATCGTTAGAGGGTCGTAAGGGCTTGGAGTTGAGCGTTTGTGAGCCTTGTGGTGTAGAGGGCAGCAGCACGGATGCGGTCGTTGAATGCTTGACCATCACTTCTGCTTGACCCAATATTTATTTTTGTAAGAGATGAAAAAGTAAATGTTTGGGTTTGTATTGCTCCTACTTGCGTTCCATTGATGTACATTGTTGTATCGCCCGACTTGTAAGCAATCGCAACCTTAAAGATTCCAGCAGTTAAAGCGGATGAACCTAAGCCTGTTGCCGCACTTTGCGTTGATGAAATCCTGTCAAAATAGATTATGTTACCCGTGAATTTGTAAAATTCTATTCGGTTGCTGGCCGTTCCATCGGATATTGTGGCAATAAATCCGACATTAAATGCTCGTATATCCACCTCCGCATAAATCGTCCCCTCGGTCTGCCCGATGCAACCGCTGACTGCGCCTGATAGGCTTATCACGTCTGCGTTGCGGGTTACAGGTGCGGCAGTTGTGGGGATTACGGATGTGGCCACCGAGCCGAGTTCCATCTGCGGATAACCGATGCGGAGGGTGAAGTCGTAGGTTGAACCACTTACAACACCGTAAAGTAAAGTTGGCTGCACTTTCGCAACGGTTCCCCCTCCAGACAATGTTCTCGTTTGCGTAAATCTTTGAATGGTTGTTGTTGGAACTATTATTAAGTCCCCATTAGCAACATACGAACCACCACTTGTTCTTTCATAGATATTTAGTCTGTAATTAGCGGGTGGATTTGGGTCTGCTATTTTTTTCAAATAAACAGAATGAGTCCACGCTTGTCCACTTAATGCATCAATTTGCGTTAGGCTTTCATATCTTGTTTCCAACGCGCTTGTTGATGTTGCTATTCCCGAAAAATTTATATCAACGTACGATATTCCATTTTCCGCTCCAACGCCAACAATCGTTTGTGTTAACCCTATCAATATACTACTCCAACCTCCTCCCGTAGGCAAAGTGCCCGGCGTTCCCGTAACCGCTCCGACCATCGCGTTGTTGCGTATGCCATTGGTCGCAGCAGGCTCCACCAACAACGCAGGGCAGCCAGCCGTTCCTCCGCTGGTGTAGTAATCCAAGCGAGGCACACCGCTTGCGACGCTTTCAATCAAGCCAGCCGAATTGAATCGGGTCGCAGTCGTTGCACGGGTAACGTTGAAGTCCCCCGATGAACCGAGAACAACGCCAGCCGAAGTCGTAGCGATTTGTGTGTAAAGTTTCCCCGTCTTAAAGCGGGCAGGGACAATAAGGAGTGATGGGCTTGCAGGCATCTGCTATGCGTTTAAAAGATTATACATTCGGACTTCGAGGCAGTTGATGAAGCGAACCTCCGCAGCGTCAGCCGAGTCGGTGTTCGCCCGTTGCATAAACGGCAGCCAAGAGTTGGAATAAAAGACGAAGAAAGCGTATGATTGGAAGGAGTTGATGAATCGGGTTTGGAGGCATCCATTGACCGCAGCCTCGGCAGGCAAAGCCCCGTCAGCGTCTGCACGTTGGTTGAAGGCAAGCCAAAACGGATTGCCACCGCCAAGCAGTTGGTTTGTAGGATAGCCGTAGCCGTAGCCGATTAGCATTAGAGGAAGGTATAACCGATGACGGAACCTGCGGATGGAGTAACGGCCGTAATCTTACCGCCATTGCGTCCTGAAATCACGATGCCAGCGGAAACGGATTTGCCCGATAAGTTGTAAGGAGTCAGGAGGTTCTCGCCACCAGTTCCGGTAAGGGTTGTGAATGTGGCAGCGGTGTTGACTACCAAGAAGTCGTAGTTCTTCCCGGTAACAAGTCCATCAACGAATTCCATCGTACCGCCCTGACCGAGCATTTGTTGCAATATGGGTGTAGGCATTTTTTAGCGTTTAATTGTAAATGTCTTTTAGGTTGGAATTTCACAAACTGAATGACCGTAGGGGATTTCAAAAGTCATCGTCGCCTGCCATCCCGCTGTGCGGTCATCCCGGCTCTCTACGAACCTCGTAAGGCTCACGCTGGATGAGAGGGTCCAGTCCTCGCTTGGGTCGTTTGTGAGGGCTGATATGAAGTCCTGTGCGATTTGCAATTGGTCGCTTAGGACCTCGTCCTCGTTATCCTGCCAACCCAGCGTAGGGCTGCCCGAAACAACTGCGCCCATCGGTTTGATGGACTCCACCCGGTCGCTAAAATAGACACCGACCACAAGGTCCAAAGTCCCAGCATCAGTACTTGCCGACTGCACGTCTGCAAACACGAGCGGATAGACGATACGCTCACGGCTTGGGGTTCGCAGGTTGATGGTGTTGTCCGTGCCTACCGCAAGCGGGTCGCCCGTCCCGAAGGAGTTGACCTGTGGATGAGCATTTGCAAGGTCCAGCAGAGCTTGCTTGATTTTTATCCATGACATAAGTCTGCAGTTTCAGTATGTTTTTTTTATGCGCTCCCATCGTCAGCAGTCATTACACGCCCCGAATTGACCGTAAGGGTAGGGGTAGTCCAAGTTGCTGATTCCCATCCTCCTGTTGCGGTCTAAGACCATCCCGGTGCGGTAGTTGGTGGCGTTCGGGTAGATGGTGTCAAGGGCCGACGGAGGCGAGTTCCAAAGAGGGTAGGAGTTGCGGTTCTCCATCAGGTAGCGAGTAATGCGTTCGGAGTACCACTCGGCATCGTTCTTCACTTTGTCGGTTAGCCGGGTAATCTCTTCCATGCTCATCTGGGAGGACTCTTCGCTTGTTCTGCGGACCATACCCTTGTTCATGTATTTGAACGCAAGGACCATTGGCAACTCGTAGTAAAGCCATTGAATCATAGCCGGCTGAATGTAGTCCTCCAAGAGCGTTTGGTTAAGTGCAGACGTTGAACCGCTGACGACCTGCGTAACCAATTCCCCGTATAACGGAGAGCCAACGATGGGCTGAATCCGCATCTCTTGGACCTTGATGACCGTTGGACGGATTTGAGTGTAGGATACGTTCTCGTTGATGATGCTATTGTCGAGCAGCGTTTCTTCGCTTATGAATAGTGCCTTCATGCCTTCGTGATTTTATTGCCTTTACGGATTACCAACTGCTGCTCCCATACGTGCCTGCATTGTGGCCTGTTCACTCCGCTCGGTGTGTGATACCAACCGCCTCTGCGATTCCAAACGGAATATCCCATGATCGCAGAAATCCCGTCGATGTCCTCACGGGTGTAAACCTTGCCCTGCCCGGCCAAGTCCAGCATGACCTTGCAGAACTCACGGCTGGATCCTTTGTCCTTGTTGCTGAACCCTGTGGCCCAAGCGTATTTGTAGCGGACTTCCAAGACAGGCTCGGCAACTTCCTTGACATTCTTTGGAAGGTTCTGCTCGGCAATCTTGTCCACGGCCCTGCTGATAGGATAGCGGTCCTTTGTGATTAGGTAGGCGACTCGCTTGGCGACCTTCGCCTTGCTAACTCCGAACTCCTTTGCCATTTCTTCAACCGATGCGTCCCGGTTCTTCTTGCGATACGCCTCAATCTTCAGGTCCAACTCTTTCTCTTCCTCGCCCAGTTCGGCAAAGGCCAAGCGGATGTTTTCGTCGATGTTGGTGTCGAACCGCATTGGCTTGGAGTGCATCACATGGTAATCGTCTGCATGGCTTCCGAACTTGCTTGCAACCACTTCCAAGACCTTGAACTCTTCGTCGCCCCATCCGTAGTCCTCGTCGTCTTCTTCGCCCCAAGTCGGTTCGCTAAACTCTTGGGACTGAACGCCCAGCATCGTGTCAATCTCTTGGGGTGACAAACCGAATCCAGCCGAAAGCATGGTCCGAGCCATTTCCAGCGTGATTTTCTCCTGCATATACTGACGCACGATACGCATCAGGTTTTGGTACTCACGGCCCGATAACTTCTTGATGTTGTCGTTGCTGGCAAGTTGCTCCACGGATTGCGGTTGCTCGTCGGGTTGGGGGTTAGGTCCAACCACGTCGGCAGGTTTCTCCAAGGGTTGCAAACCTGCTTTTTCCCTCAATTCGTCTTGGGTCATTATCTGCAAAAGGGCTTGTTCGCTTAGTCGCTCCGTGATGGGTTCCACCGGGATAAGTTCCATACCTTCGACTCCGTTGAACGAACCGAGGTAGTTAATCATCCGTTCCACTTTCCGCACCCGGTCGTTGACGTAGGTGGCCTTGAATAGTTCGTAAGCCTCGACCAATTCGTTGCGACCACCCAATTGGCCCTCGGTCTTTACTCCGAATAACATGGGGTTGGTTACACGGTGTGCGATGAATATCTCCTGCTGAATGGCTTTGTTCAGTATCTCGAACTGCTTATCCATGTCGCTCGGAGTGAGCGGTTCCAAAGTCGGGGCCTTGGCTGCATCGTCGTTGAAGGTTACAACGAAGCGACCAGCGTTGTCGGTTCCTGAAAACTTGCGTTTGATTTGCCTCTCAATGTCCCCCTGTTCTTCGGGGGTTGGGATGCCGTTGTTGAAGTTAATCAAGTAACCGCCCCAAAAGTTGTTGCGCAGGTTGTTGTTGTGGAAGTTGGCCACCTGTACGTCTGCTTCAATCCAAGCGTTGCCACCGATGTATTCGGGAAGCGGGTAGTGTTTCACGCCTGCTGCATAGACCCTGTAATAAAACAACTGCTTTCCGAGGCGATTCTCCGGGTCGAATGCAGGGATTTTTTCGATGTCCCCGACTTTGGGGAAGAGTTGCATCATGTCATCGTTGTACCAGTCCGCCACCTGAAAGATCTTCTCCTCTTTGTCCACCCTGATTTTCTCAAAGGGAATATGCTCCATCTTCGCAATCGTGCCAAGTTTGGACCAAGTAACTGCGACCGCAAAGCCGTTGAAAATCTCTAAGTCCAAGACCAGTTTCTCGGTGATGTCGTTCAAGTCCTCGGTGCTGGAAAGTCCGTCAAAAAACTTGATGAACCGGGCTTGTTGCTCTACGGTCAAGTTGTCCCCTGCCTGCCAGCCTCCACCCATGATGTAGTTGACCTTGCCGTTGACTATGGCGTTGTGCTTGGAGGACCTGCGATAGTTGTCCAGCAGGTAGTAGGGGTATTCGTTCGCAAAGCCGTAGGTGATGTACTTGCCGGAGCGGTTCTCCAGCATCACGGGGACCTTATGTTCTATCCCCAACCATTGGGTGAAGTGCTGCGTTGACTTGCTCATAGCGTGTGTACGGTGAATGAAAGGGCTGAAATCGTGATACTTCCACCGCTATCGATTGCGTTGATGTAGATGGTGAACTCATCGTTGACCGCACCTGTAACGTATGCCTCCGTATAAATGGCATGGCCGTTGCTATGACTCGTCGTGTTTTCCGTCATTGACTGGTCAATCGTTGTGCCGTTCTTGGCGATGTAGACTTTGATTTGGTGGTTGTTGCCCTGCGTCAAGACCATGGATGCAGCGATGCGAAGGGTCGCCCCCGTTGTGCCGGTGTAGGTCAGCGATGTCGTGGTCCTTGAAAAATTGTAGGTTGACAAAACGCCTGATTTCATCGCACTTGTCAACTTGACCCGTTGTCCCTGCGTCGGGGTGAAAGCCGTGTCGGTGTCGAGGTAAAGGTTCGCAAATCCCCGCTCTCGGTCAAGCGTTGCGGTATCGGCAAGGTCGTCGAATAGACCGCCTACACGGGATGCGGTGTTGGCCCCGGCAGCGGTTTCGTTGGTGATGGTTAAGGCGCTCGCTTGGAGGTCGCTTCGTGTTTGTACGCTCATTAGGCAAAGGTTGAATCAAAGGTTGAATCGAATACCCTCACGCTGGATGCGAGGAAGGTGTTGTAAGTGATTGAATTGGCGTAGGTGTTGAACCCTATCGTTGCGGTTTGTACAAATGCCAAGCCCGTTTCAACGACCGCCAAAGCAGCGGCAACCGTGCTATTGGTATCGTAAACTTCATACTTATACGAGCCTGTTTCAAGCGACCCCACGGCAATCTGAAATTGGTCATAGCGATTC